TTTCTTTTTGTAAAACTGTTCTTCAGGTTGATACTTACCGCATAACCTACAGAAGAACATCCAACCATTCTCACCCATAATCCTGCGTGAGAGTAGGTCTTCAAATTTCTTTTTTCCCGCCATATATCAATAAATATACAAATTAATTTGGAAAATCCAAATCTTTTTGTATTTTTGTAGTACTTATAGGAAAAACAATTATTATGGCGAACACAAAAAATCAAATGTTATTAGACCTTACTGTGGTCGACAAACTTATTGTAAAATTAACAAACTTAAAGAAATTTGAACATGAATCTTTAATGAGTTATGATGACATAGATTTGCAAACTTATTTGAGTATTGCAATAGATTATCATGAGACTATGATGATAATCAAAGATTTGAGGGACCAAAAAATGAATCATATTGTTGAACAACTAAAAAACAACTAATTTTGTATTATGGCGAACAAAACACAAAGAACAAGCTTTTTATTTTATTTGAGTTGGAGAACTCAAATCAATGACATGAATGATGATGAATTGAGACGATTCATTAACAATTTAATTAACTGGCATGAAGGTGAAGAAATTGAGCTACCAACCAGAGAAGATAGATTTATTTGGAATGGAGTTTTACCTGGCTTAGAATCAAATGTAGATAAATATGAAACTCAAGCTAACGCTAATAGAGAAAATGGTAAAAAAGGTGGTAGACCAAGAAAACCCAAAGAAACCCAAGATAACCCAAACAACCCAATGGGTTTTTCAGAAACCCAAAAAAGCCGTAAAGAGATAAATGTTAACAGTCAAATGTTAAATGATAATTGTGAAATGGAAAATGACAATTGTGAAATGTTAAATGTAAATGGTGAAGGTCAATTGTCTAATGTAAATGGTGAAATTGAAAAAATTGCAAGACAAGAGTTGTTGAATAAAAGAACTACCGTACTTTATCAAATACTTGATGATAAATCTATGATTAATTTTAAGAAAATGCAAAATGGATTTACTCAATTGTTGAGTTATGTTGAAGGTAATAATCATAATATGATTTCTCAAGTAACTAAACATAAAGAGCTTCCTCAACATATAGCTGCTCTAATTGAACAATATCATGAATATAAGGTATAGTTCCAACATTGATTGCAAATATAATTTGTAAACTAAAAACCTACTAATTTGTAAAATGAAATAACCCTCCTCAACGTAGATAGCAAATATACTGGTGCTAGATACTGGGTAATTTTGAAAATAAAATATTTATCAATATATTTGTAAATAAGTATATATGGAAAACACCAACCAAATATTAGAAAAAATGTTGTTCAATGTGGCTGGCGAGCCAAACAATTTGGACAAATATGAAATAAAACAAACCATTGCAAATATTTTGCAATTTGGACAGCACACCGTAAATGTATTTTTACTTCAAGGTAAAGAATCTATAACCAACAGATTTGGTGCAAAGATTGAGCAAGACGCACTTTTAAAAGAATTAATAAATGAATATTATGAACACTGAAACTCAATACAAATATGGCAAGAACAAAGATTTAGTTCTAGCTTTAATGCAAAAGAAATGTGACTTCAACAAAGAACATAATGGTTTCGATTGGACTGGCGAATTAAAGACTAGTAAAATTATGGAAGAAACTGGTCTTACAGAAACAGAAGTAAAACAAACTATCAATGATTTGATTGGTCTTGGATTTATTAGCCAGTACAAAACATTTGAAGTATATTCTATCAACATAATCGTTATAAATCAAACCTATGTCCCAAAATGAATTAAAGGGCGAGTTCTACGATTTCGAGAAATCTGAGGATTACACCGAATCTAAGACAGTAATCGTTCCAATGGAAATCTTTACACTTATCCATTCGCACGAGTTTAAACTACTTGAACCAAAACTCACCGATAAGATTATGAATGAAGGATTGGAATCGCTTACAGAAGAAGAAAATGAAAGATTGAAAAAACTGCAGATTGATTTGGCATTCTAATTTTTTTGACATATATTTGTATTAGAAGAACAGGTGATACTGTTTTTGTTTTTCATTTTAAAACCCTCAATACTTGGTGTAGTGTTGGGGGTTTTTTCTTTTTACCTATACAATCAAAATACCTTTTAGTATATTTAATTTAAGATGGCTAACACAAATACTATGGAGAAATTTTTCGAAGCAATAGAAGATAGAGCAAAGAACTATTTTGAAATGACTGAGGATGAGAAGGATGAAATCTTAGCTGATTTTGCAAACATATACATCAAAGGTAAATTCAGAATAGGTACCACTTTCAAAGATATCTTAGAGGATTTAAGAAAGGATATAGAAATGTCAGAGCAATCCAATCGATTTGAATTGGCTGCGGTAATGACAGATGTAAGAAATTCATTAATGGAAGTAGTTGATGAATTAAATAAGCAACATAAAGACCAATTGAAGTAATGTGTAATTGCAAAGGAAAAGGTAAATCTCAAGTAATGAATAACTTGGATAACGTTGATGTTATCAATTATGCCAAACAAATTTATCAGAACATAATTCTACCTAATACGACAGGTGAATATTCTGATTTGGATAAAATAGAAATCATCGGTGCATATAGCTCGCTCTACCCAAATGCAAAGACAACACCGTCAGTTGCTGATGCAATTGAACACATCAAGATTGGTATCGAATTATATGACGATAAACAACGTAAACGATTTAAACGATAATGGAAGAAGAACAAAAACCTAAAGGACCTGGTAGACCAAGAACGGAAAGTAAACTTCCTGATGGTTGGTATGACATCATTATTGAATCAGGAAAAGAGGGTAAACATATAACCGATTTTTTAATCACCTTGGGTATTGGATGGGATTCTCATTGGGCTATGATGAAAAGAAATACCAGTTATTCCGGAGCCGTCAAGGAGTATGAGAAATATTGTGAACAATATTGGTTTGAACAAATGAGATTATCCATGGAAGAAACTGGTGGAACAGGATACAATTCAAGACTGTGGTCCCTAATCATGAGAAACAAATTTGGTGATAGATGGTCAGAAAGTTCCAAAGTAGATATGACATCAGCTGGTAAAGAATTACAATCTAATCCAATTCAAATTGAAATAATAAAAACCGTAATAAATAAAGACGATGCCGAAAAGTAGATTAAGAGGTGGCAAGACCGCACACCGTAAAAGAGTAGCCAACAGAAATCAAATTTTGAAACAAAAGAAAATGGCTCTAACCAAAAAGATAATCGAACAAATGAACCAAGCCAATGCCAAAGACAACAGTAACAGCGAAAACGGGTAAAGTCTACACATACGAATACAAGTACCAACCAATTTGGATTAGACCTGAATTACATCACAAATTAAAATCAGTTGCAACCAAACACAATATCTCAATGAATGTATTGGTTGAAAAGTTATTAGAATCTCAAGAGCCAAAGATTGAAGAGAATGTATGGGGTTAAAAATTCAAAGTACAATTGTTTTAGAAGAATTACTAAAATCCGATGAGCTCAACAAACGAATAGTTGTGGCTCAAGGTGGTAGTAGAAGTGGTAAGACATTCAACATTCTTATCTATTGGGTTTACCGTCTTTTAAATGAGAATAAGAAGACTTTAACGATTGTACGTAAAACTTTACCTTCATTAAAAAATAGTGTCTTAAAAGACCTTATTCAAGTTCTTGAGATGTTTGAGGTTTATGACCCAAACAAATTCCACAAACAAGAAGGGTGGTATGAGCTTGGTACCAATATCATCAATTGGGTATCGGTGGATGAACCACAAAAGATTCGAGGTATGAAACGTGATTACCTCTATTGTAACGAAGCCAATGAATTAAAGATAGAGGATTGGAACCAATTAATCTTTAGAACAACTGACAAGGTTATCTGTGACTTAAACCCATCTGATTTAAATTCTTGGGTCTACGATTTGGAGAAACGAGATGACTGTTATCTATTCAAAACAACGTGGAGGGATAATCCATTTGTATCAGATACCATCATCAAGGAATTGGAATCACTCAGGGAAAAAGATGAGAACTTATATCGAATCTATAACTTGGGTGAGAAAGGTATTGCAACCCAATTGGTGTTCACCAAATTTAATACTATAGAGCAAATCCCAAATATGAAACTATTAGGTCGAGGAATGGACTTTGGTTACAATTCTCCAACAACCCTAATTGAGGTGTATAAGGACGAAGATAATTTGTATTTCAGGGAATTACTCTATACCAAAAATAAAACAATGCCAGATATCATTTATCAAATGGAACAGTTGGGTTTTGAAAAGACCGATACCATATGGTGTGATTCTGCATTACCACAAAATATTGAGGAATTAAAACGAGCTAGATTCAATGTAAAACCGGTTAACAAAAAATCTATTTTACATGGGATTGATTTGATTAAACGTCATCATATTTTTATTGAACAATCTTCAACAAATACGATTAGAGAATTTCAATCATATAAGTTCAAAGAAGATAAGGATGGTCAACTATTAGATGTTCCCGAAGATGACCATAACCACGCAATCGATGCCATAAGATATGTGCTCGAATCTGAATTAAATAAAAAGAGTGGAACACTTAAAATATTATAATGGAAAAAGTAGAACTGTTTATAAACGACAAAGCAATATTTGTACCTGATGAAATGACATTAGGGATATATCAAAAATATATGACCAATTCTGAATTGTATGAAAAAGATACAATCTTATTTATGTCATTATTAAGTGGTATTCCTGTCAACGATTTAAAGAATTGTAGTACAGATGAAATTGAAATATTAGATTTCTTTTTAAAGACAAGAATTAAAATACCTGAAAAACAAGAATTAATATTAACATTTGATTATGATGGTGTTAGTTATGGTTTGGAAAATGATTGGTCCAAATTAGCATGGGGTGCATGGGTAGATTTTGAAGTATATTCTGCTGGAGATATCTATCAAAACTTACATAAAATAATGGCAATCTTATATAGACCAGTAATTAAAAAAGGAACATTTAATGTTAAAAAATATAAGATAGTTCCATATAAAAGTGAGGAAATTGAAGATAGAGCTGAGATTATGAAAAATGTACCTGTTTCTTATTGGTTAGGAGCCGCACAGTTTTTTTTTTCAATCGCGTCAATGTGCATAAAAAATATGGCGGATTCTTTGAATATACAGAACAAGATGAACGAGAAGATAATGATGAAATGGAACAAACTCCCAAAATTCCTGCAAAAGAAGCTACCGCTCGATTCTATTTTAATCTCACCTATCAACTCGCGAAAGAAGACATTACAAAATTTGAAGAAGTAGAGAACATGAATTTATTCATTTGTTTAAACGTTGCATCAATTATGAAAGAAAGATATCTTAAAGAATTGGAACAACACAGAAAGATGGAACAAAAATACCAGATGAATAGAAGATAAGATTATTTATAAGAATAAAAAACCATGATAAAATACGTAACATATCATAAAATCATCGACTTATTGGAATCGGTCCAACAAGCATCACCAAGAATGAAATCATTTGCTCAGGGTGATATTGTTTATTTCGCTGATTCAATGAGTGGAAATACCATCCAATATCCATTGATGTTCGCAACACCATTGGCGATGAGTTATGATGAGAATACAACAACCTATCAGATGTCCATCATATTCGCGGATATTGTTCACACAGATTTATCCAATGAGGTTGATGTGGTAACAGATATGGAATTGGAAGCCAGAAGTCTATTATCTCAAATTAAACGAGGTACATTGATTGATAAAGTGGATTGCATATTACCAGCAACATCAACACCATTCTTTGAAAGATTTAATGACCATGTTGGTGGAGTTGTATTGGACGTATCATTAATTGTGTTTGAAGATATCAACGCATGTGAACCATATCCATCACCAACTGTAAGTCCATCCGTTAGTGTAACTCCAACCCCAACCGTGACTATAAGTCCAACAACCACACCATCTCCAACAACTACCCCATCTCCAACACCAAGTGGTACAATCACAACACAATATCTTACAGCAACACCACAAGGTTCTAATAATGTAGATTTTCGTTTATGGCAAAATAGTGGACATACAGTAACAGCACAAGCAATATGTAATATAACCATTGGATTTAGCATAACAGGAAACTTAGGTGGTACTGCTACAAGTACAACAGTAATGGCAACAAATGACCATACTCATCAAGTTAATATTAACTCATTAATTCCTGGCGAAACATTGGCATCTGTTGTAATAAATTCTGTTACACCAGCATGTGGATTCTATAATATAGTATATTAATGGAAGAAAAAATCTTACAGGAGATAGCCCAATTGTTGCAGAATAATATTCAAGGTCAACTTAAAAAACCTTATCCTGCAAAAACATTCTCAGGTCAAAACAAACCTGTAAGTGGTATTGGTAGAACGCCAGTATCTCCAAGATACGCATCAGGTAATTTATACAAACAAACAAGGGTATATTGGGAAACAGATTTCGAGGATGGAGAACCTAATTTGGTTGTTGATTTCGGTGATGCTGATTATTGGGAATTTGTTAACTACGGTAGAAGACCTGGTAGATACCCACCATTATTGGCTATCGATAAATGGGTTAGACAAAAACCCGGTATTGAGGGTATCAGAGATGAAAAGGGACGATTTGTTTCAAGAAAATCTTTGGTATTCTTAATAAGAAGAAGTATCGCACAATATGGATATTATGGTATTCAATTCATTGACAAAGCCGTTCAAGAAACGATAGAACAAATTACAGCAAAATTAGAAGATGCAACAGTGAAATACTTTGAAAGATTATATGATGAAGGAAGAATATTCCCAAGAAGTAATACTAACAGACCTTAAAAAAATTAAATAATGGCTCAATTAATAACAATAACACATACCCCTCCAACATTCAGTCCTGTGTATACGGATGGATTGTTTTTTACAATTACTACATTAACGAATTATCCCAAATTTAGATTTGTCTATGATTTGTATGTAAATGGAGATAATGTTTTCTCAGGTAAAGCTACACCAAACCCATTTGGATTAGGGATTGTTGATGTATCAAAAATCTTAAAAAATTATGTCAATAATTTACCATTATCTTACTATGAAACTACACCAATTTATACCCATGAAACATTCCCATTTTCAAGACCATTAGAGGATAACGTAATTCTTTATGAACTTAAATTTGGATATGAATATGCAGAAGATGAAATATCACCTGTAACTGGTTTCACTGGTAATGGTGAATTGATTTATAACCTAATTACAAACGAATATAGTTTGGATGGTGAGAGAGGATTACCAGCTGTAAGTTCAGGTAACTTCAAAACCTACCAAGCAACCATGGGTGTGAACGGTAGAGCTACCCAACAAAACTTTGATATGGGTCCATTCATTCTATCGGGAACACCGATGAATATGAATCCAACAACCACAGGATTATTCTTAACCAATTCACCAAGAACAAGAGACATTCAACCAACAGAATATTACACATTAGGTTTTACCAATTATTACATTGACCAAGTTAACCTATCTCAACCTTACTATTCTGAATATAAATTCTATGACTTTGATGGTAACTTAATTGATACTCGACAATATCAAAACGTATATTCCAATGGTGGTGGTCCAATGACCGATTGTAATTACGTATATCAGTCGTATTACAACATCATTCCAAAAACAGATACAGAATACAACACATTGTATTTGGGTGCAGGACCGATGAACATCGATGACTTCCCAAGTAATACTGCACAATATACTGTTCAGTTATTTGGAAACTTCACAGGTTCAACATTACCTCCAACACCAACCCCATCACCTACTCCAACCCCAACCACAACACCAGTAATTTGTAATGGATGTTCAGAGACATTGGTAGAAAATCAATCATTGAGTAGTGGTCAATTTACGTTCCTTGATTGTGATACAAGAACAAGACAAACGTATACATTACCTGGCAGTTCAGCTGTACAAATTTGTGCATGTAATAATTCAATCAATGTATTGACACCTGGTATTGTTTATACAACAGGAACAGCTTGTGGATTACAACCATGTG